AAGACTTCTTGAACAAACTAATGGCTGACGCCATTAAGTTTGAAAAAACTAACTCTATTGACGGAAAGGTCATATATGACCTTGATGGAAAATTAGAAACAATGGCTGATGCTCTATACCAAAGGGCTTATGACTACGGATATCCAGCCACAACATCAAACGCTGGCTTTACAAAATGGTTTGAAGCTACTGTAAAAGGTTTGGTTGCTGGAACATTGAATCCAGAAGATATTGATGACGAGCTAAAGTCTAGAGCAATGTCTTTATTTCCTGGTTTGAAAGATCCAATCATGCGTGGTCAAACATTAAGAGATGCAGCGGATCCATACCTAAGTGCAATTGCACAAACATGGGAAGTAGATCCAGATACATTAGATCTTAATGACGACACAGTACAACAGGTTCTTAACTATACAGATGAAAAGGGAAACATTGTGCCAATGAATCTTTATGGGGCAAAGAAGACTGCTCGTAGACATTCAAACTTTGATTTTACCGAAACAGCCAAAGAAGAAAAGACAAAGATTGCATCGACAATCCTTAAAGATCATGGGTTTCTAGCATGAGCGCACAAGACGCAGCAAACTGGGCAAGAACTGTTGGAGATTTTCAACAGGTATATAAGGCAGCGACCACTCCTGCACCTGTAGTTCCAAAACCAGAGGTAAGTTATCGTGTTCAACCTGGTGATACATTAAGCCAGATTGCTAAAAACAATAACACAACTGTAAAAGAATTGCTTAAAATAAATCCAGCATTAACCAATAATCCTAAGTATGATGGTGGAAGAACTATCTTTTCTAATACAAAGATTGTTTTAGAGCCAGCGGTTAAAGCACCAAAAGTGCAAACTACTCCAACTACACCGACAACCCCTACGGATCCAACAACCCCTACGGATCCAACAACTCCTACAACCCCAACAACTCCTACAACCCCAACAACTCCTACCACGCCAACAACCCCTACCACACCAACGACTCCTACGACTCCTACTGCACCTGCAGCACCTAGTGGTACTGGGTTTGTTAATCCAACATCAGCAGCAACTAATTCAATCAATGATCAACTTGCCGCATTAACAGCACAGATTGCAGCCATGCAAGCTGCAGCAGCTAAACCTGCTGCACCTACTGTTGCTGGTCAAAAGACTGTTCGTAAAACTGGTGGAGTAGTCGAAGTTTATCAAGTAATGTCTGATGGAACTCTTGGTGCAAGACTAGAAGAGTATAAAGATTTTGGTGCTCGTGATTCAGTAATGAAGATGTTTGAAAATACTGGATTAGGTCAGGCATACATTGATTCTCTTATGGAATCAATTGATAAAGTTTACGAAGAAAACATTATGCCAACCGATGCCCAGGTTCTTAATAGTATTTATAATAGCCAGGCTTACAAGACTCGCTTTGCTGCCAATGAGGCAATTAAAAAGCGTATGGCAGATGGTAAAGGTCGTCCTGGAGACAGACTGCTAACACCATATGAGTACATTCAAACCGAAAAGGCATATGAGGAAATCCTTAGAGAAGCAGGTCTTCCTACTGGTTTCTATGACCAGCAAGAAGATTTTACTAATTTCATTGCTTTGGGTGTAAGCACGGCAGAGTTAACAGATCGTGTAAACATAGCAAGGAATGCTTTAAATAATGCTGATCAAGGAATCAAAACAGCACTTAAAGATTTCTATGGTTTAACAGATCAAGATTTAACAGCCTATCTTCTTGATAAAGATAGAGCAATTAATGTTATTGATTCTAGATTTAAGTACACAACCGAAGAAGCCAAGAAGATGTATACATCTGCAGAGATTGGTGGAGCAGCACTACGTGCTGGTCAAATGTCTGATAAAGCTTTTGCGGAAGAAATTTATGGTGCTGGTAAAGCAGGTCAAGCAGAGTCTGCATTCCAGACCGCTGCTGCACAGCAAAAAGACTACCAACGCTTAATGAGTTTGTATGGAGAAACTGCTGGATCACAAGATGTTGCTCGTGAAGAGTTAGCACTTGCTGGTGGAACAGAAGTAACCATGAAGAAGAAGAGACTTGCCTCTCAAGAAAGAGCTAAGTTCCAACAAAGATCTGCAATTGACACGTCGTCTCTTGGACGCCGTGATAAAACAACAGATATATAAATAGGTTCCGTTCCTGATCGACCAGCCCAGGTAACGTGTATAAGTCTGGTAGTCATCACGTCTATGAATCACTTCCCCTGGTGAGGAGTACGTGTGGTGCAAACCCGATGAGGGTTCAATCAACTAATAGGGAGAAACGCAATGGCAGAATATACAGAGTACGACTTCGAAGACGATACCGAGGACTTTGGTACTGATCTAGTGAAGAAACTACGCAAGCAAGTTGATGTGCTTTCCAAGCAACTTAAGGAAAGAGATCAAGTTATTGAGGAGTTTCAGACTTACAGTCACGAAGCTTCAGTCGGAGAAATCCTAGAGCAATTCGGACTCAATCCAAAAATCGCTCAGTTCATTCCATCGGAAATTGAAGCCGATGAGGATGCAATATCTGAATGGTTAACAGAATACGGCGAGGCTTTTGGCATCACTGCTGTTGACGAGTCAGAGGCTGGTTATGAACCAGACGCTGACGCTCAAGCTTTTGAGCAAATATCAGACTTTGAAGATGGCGATGTCGATCCAAATGTGGGTCGAGATATCTCTTCTTTGATTGCTAACGCAACAAGTGCAGAAGAGTTAACCAACTTCTTGAAACGCTGATAGTCCACATTAAACCCTAATAGAAGGAAATTATGCCTACTACACCAGCAACATCAACTACGACATCAACGATGTCGAATTTGATCCAGACGGCGTATGATAAGTATATCGAGTTTAACCTTCGCTCAGAACCAATGTTCCGCAAGTTTGCGGACAAGCGTCCTGTCGATGTGACAAACCCTGGTAACACTGTCGTATTCCAAGTTTACACAGATCTATCTCGTGCTACATCAGCACTAACACAGACCGAAGATCCAGATGCAGTACAGTTGAACAACACTAACAGAGTAAATGTTACTGTTGATGAATACGGTAACTCCGTAATTACAACTGAGCGTCTTGCTCTTGAGTCTCTATCTGCAATCGATCCAGCTGTTGCCGACATGTTGTCTTTCAACATGCGTGACTCTCTTGACAACTTAGTTTGGAGAAAACTAACAGGTCTAGCAACTGGTCGTTTTACAGGAACATCTTCAGCCAACGAGTCAACACTTAATGGACAAGATGTATCTTCATCCACAACAGCAGCAAACATCACAGCAGCACTTGCTCGCCGTGGTGTAGCAAAGCTACGTGGAGCATCAGTATCACCTCGTGATGGTGGTTTCTACACAGCATTAATCCACCCAGATGTATCTTTTGACATTCGTTCAGAAGCACAAGCAAGCGGATCTGCTGTATGGCAATTGCCTCACACCTATACAGAAGCAGGCGTAGGAAATCTATGGACTGGTGAGATCGGAATCTACGATCAGATCCGTTACATCGAAACTCCTCGTGCTGAGTCTCTATCTGGTACAGGTGCTAACAAGATCTACAACACAGTTATCCTAGGAAAGCAGGCTCTTATCGAGGCTGTATCTTACGAGCCAAAGACTGTTATCGGTCCTGTTACAGATAAGTTAATGCGTTTCCGTCCAGCAGGATGGAAGGCTCTGATTGGTTGGAACATCTTCCGCCCAGAGGCACGTTACGTAATTACAACCAAGTCAAGCATCGCTGCTTAGTTTGGTGGGGAGGGGCTGGCAACAGCCCCTCCTATTTAAAATACTAATAGAAAAGAGAACAGATAATGCCAATGGTAGGAAAAAAAGAATTTTCATATAGTGCAAAAGGTATGGCAATGGCAAAGCAAGAAGCCAAGAAAAGTGGCAAGAAGATGGTAGTAAAACCTGCTATGAAAAAAGCAATGGTTAAGAAAATGGGCAAGAAGAAGTAATGAAAAAGAAAGTTTGGAATACACCTAACCCAAAGAAGATTTCAAAACCTTTAACATCATCTCAAAAAACTGCAGCAAAGGCTGCAGCTAAAGCTGCGGGTCGCAAGTATCCAAACCTTGTTGACAATATGAGGGCAGCAAAGAAGAAGAAGTAATGTCTAAAGGAACATCAAAGACTAAACATCCGTTTAATCCAATACAAATTAAAAGTGGAATGGTAGTTCGTCTCCGTAAAGATGGACGAGTCCAAACCATACTCGGCAAAGTTGGAGAGTATAAAAAGAATGGCGACAGACCCAAGGCTTAAAAGAGCAGGTGTATCTGGCTTTAACAAGCCAAAGCGTACACCTACCCATCCAAAGAAATCACATGTTGTTGTAGCCAAGTCTGGCTCACAAGTTAAAACCATTAGGTTTGGACAACAGGGTGTATCTGGATCCCCGAAGAAGTCTGGTGAGACTAAGTCTTATCGTCAGCGCAGGCAATCATTTAAAGCACGTCACGCCAAGAACATAAACAAAGGTGTTATGTCGGCAGCATATTGGGCAGATAAGGTGAAATGGTAATGTCAAAGATATTCCGTGGACCTACATATCGATACAAGATTGGTCGCCCTTATGAACTTTGGTTTGTTTCTTACCCAGTAGGTAAGACTGTAATAAAAAACAATGGAACATGGCAAACAGTAATGGTTCCAAAAGATAGTGATTTAGCTACATACCAACGTGTATTACGTGGCGGGTATGACAATGTTATTACGGACGCTGAAGCTGCTGAGTTAACAGCAGCAGGTTATGGAGATTATAT